GTATGGTAAGTCTGGCAGAAGTATACCGTATGGTGTATTAGAAATTTTAGAAACTGTATGGTCATCTGAAAATGAACAAAAGAAACCATGCAAAAAAGTAGTTAAAAAAGAACCTTCATATGAGCAACTGATTATGAACAAACTTATGATAGTACGTTGTATGGAGTTTAAAGATCTATGGGTAAGAGTTACTAGTATAGTGGGTACTAGATTTAGTGATCTTAATGAAGATCAAATGAAAAAATATAATGCCGTTCAAGATGCACTCAAAGAAATGTACAGAAAAGGTAAAGTGTTTAAGATCTCTTGCTTTAGAAATAAAGAAGGAGATCAAGATAAAGCATCACATACATTCTATGGAAGAACAGATGATCCGTCTGTATTTCAAGACATTTTAAGTATGATTGATCCAGAATATAAGAAGAGAAACAAATACATGATTGGAGATAATGATGAATAGGAGTAAAATAATATGCCATCACCAATAATACCACTTGATTATGTAGCTGAAGTACTCAATGAATCTGGTGAAAGATTCTATATATCAGAATATATATGGAACACCAACGGTGGCAAATGTAAGTATCGCAAAGGTGAAGAAACCTATGAAGAAGATGCGAAGAAATTTGTTCATGAAAAATTTTGTAAATATGATTGGTGGCATAACAAACATTCAGATTTATGGACATTTGTTGAAGATACAAATGTAGAAACATTTGAAATAGAATGGAACAAAATAAAGATTGATGTGAAGATCGAACACTTTGGTTATTGTCTACAGAGAAATGGTGGGTCACATCATCATTGTTATGAGTATCAAGCTAGAGGTAATAAAGTAGAATTTGTAAAACAAAAGAATGGTCTTTTCTATGCACAAGATACTATTCCATTACCAACAACAAGCACTGGTTATCGCTCTGGTCATATACTTAGAAGAGATGCTAGTCATTATATCAAAGCCAAAGAACTAAAAGAATATATACTTAGTGAACTTGGAGAACCACCAGCACAAGGAGATTTATTTGCATGAATAAGATTGTTTTATATAGCTTGCTTACTGTTATGCATTTTGATAGCGCAGAAGAATGTCAACTGTGGTCTGACAAAATCTATGGCAAAGGATATAAATGTCATGTAACATATAAGTATGAAGAATTTTATTTAGAGAAACTACCATTGCAAAGACCGAGGACAGAGTATTATGGATATAAAAAAGTACAGCCATAGAATAAAAGTATTTCATGATAGATGGTTAAAGAAACCAAAAGAAGTGGAGATCACATTACCATATGTACCACAAGAGTTTACAAGACCAGATGAAGTAGTTGAATCATTCCATATTGATTGGGAAGATGAAAAGAAAAAGGGCAACAAAAAGTTGCCCTAGTTAAACAGGCAGGATATGGAGAATATCACTTATGTATCCTGTTGAACAGTAATAAACTATTTACTTTTTTAGGTCAATAGTATATAAGAACATTATGAAAGAGAGGTGTTCCATGAACAATAGAATAGGTTTTATCGGTGGCTCAGATGCTGTTCGTATTATGAATGGTGATTGGGTTAAACTATGGTCAATCAAAACTGGCAGAGAAGAGCCAGAAGATTTATCAGATAATTTTACAGTACAATCTGGTATTCACAATGAAAAATTTATATTGCATTGGTTTGAAAAGATACACAAAGAATCACTTGTAGATCATCAGAAAACATATGAGATGAACTGGAGTGGTGTTCCACTAAAGGGGACAATCGACGCCGCCACCCAAAGCAGGGCGGCGATTGTCGAAGCAAAAGAAACCTATGAATACAATAAGATGGAAGATCAGCTGGCTAGATATATGCCACAGTTGCAATTCTATATGATGATTAGCAATACACCTAGTTGTTACTTTGCTAATAAGTTTGGTAATCGTAGATGGGAATGTGTCCATGTAGCTAAGAACGGTGACTATCTTGATGCAATGAAGAACAGATTGTTTCAGTTTTGGCAGCATGTATTATCTGATACTGCCCCCCCTAATCCTGACCAGGTTGAAGTTGATACTGACAAAGTATTAATCAATCAAATGGTCAAAAGAAATGCTAATCAAAATAATTATTTTACAAGTCTTGTTGATACTTACTTCTCAACGGCAACTCAACATTCACAACACGAAGAAACAAAGAAAGAATTGAAGAGTCTTGTGGCACCAAATGAAAGAGAACTGTATTCAGATAGGCTTACATTGCGTAGAGATAAGCGTGGTTCAATAAGAATTGTTATTCATTAAGGAGAGAGAAATGGAAGATAAAATATATCAAGCACTAGCCAAAGCTAGAAAAACATTCAAGCCACTCAAGCAAAGTGGCAAAGCACAATTCGGTAAGTTTCACACACTTAAAGATATTATGGATGCAGTAGGTAAATCATTAGAAGATAATAATTTGTTGGTTATATTTCATTTAAATCATGAAACAAAAGATGTAGCTATTCCAGTAGATACATTAACTTGTAGACTTACTCATGTTGATACAAATACATCAATATCTTCTACAGTTAAACTAGATAATAACAACAAAGGTCCACAAGGAACTGGTGGTGCTATTACTTACATGAGAAGATATACACTACAAGCATTACTAAACCTAATGCCAGATGATGCCACAGAAGATGATGGTGATTGGGTATCAACTGGTAAAAAACCAAACAGACCATTTTAAAAAGGAGTGATAATGGCAGAAGAATACGATAATAAAAACAATGGAGCAGTGTTTCAACCTTTTCCAAACAATGATTTTATATTGGAGGGAAAACTTGACATTGATGGTAGTGAACATAAACTGGTAGTGATTCGAAGTACAACCAAAGGTGGCAAGGTTATGTTAAAATGTTACACAGAATTATGTGCAATGTTTGAGAATGATAACCTCAAAAGTGGATCACCAGATTACACTGGTAATTGTCATGAGAGATTTGAAATTAATACTGGAACCAAACTGCGTTTAGCTGCTTGGAAAAAACAACACAGTGGTAATAAAAATTATCTCAGCCTGCAAGTTTCTGAGAATCAAAAACAGAATAACGACCAATCAAAAAAGGAAAGTACTCCCTCAACTCCTTTGCTTGATGACGAGATTCCGTTCTAAGAGAGTCTATCCTCTCTTTCATAATAGATAGACTCAAGGGGAGTGCTGGACTACACCCTTCTAGCACTCCTTCTTTTACAAGGAGAAACAGATGAATAGATCACAATTCCTAAGAGAAGTAGGTGACACACTCACAACAAGACAACACACCTATGGACATCCAAGCGAAAACCTAAGATCAATAGCTAAATGCTGGTCAGAGTTTAAAGATGAAAAGTTTAATTATCTTGATGTTTGTATTATGATGATACTTACAAAAGCTATTAGATTAAAAGAAGATCCTTTGCATATGGATTCTTATAAAGATATAGCTGGTTATGCTGCCTTAGCAGCAGAACTTATAAGTACATTAGTTCGAAATGGGGACCATCAAGAAATGGACGACGACCTTGAGAACGACGAAGATCAATGTACGCGTTCATAGCATCTTCAGCAGTGCCTGTATAACTAGTAATACTACCTTCACTCCAAGCTGCACCCCATTTGATTGGGATGTTACCTAATTGTTTTGATGCATCTTTCATAGCATCACAAAGATCATCATAGACATTCAATTCCCAACATGGACCATTGATATAAGCCATCAGATCTACTGCATGAGAGTATCCATCTTTCTGAACAAGATGATAGCTTTTGTGTGTTTTTGATCTACCAGCTTTAACTAAAGCTTCTTGTTCTTCTTTGGTACGTTTACCAAATGTCACTCCAAAATCTACCTTAGTTAATGTTATAGCAAGCTTAACAACATCAACTAACTCTGGATGCACACCTTCTAATTTACTTAAACTTCTATCTGATAATTTATACATTTGATCTCCTAAAATTTATATTTAACATCAACACCACGAATCAAAGTGCCTCTTGGATTTAAACTAAATTTAGGTGTAATACTAAATCCAGTTCTTGTTTTTCTAAAAGCAGATAGTAACAATGGTAATTGATTACCACTATCTGCTAGAATAGGTGAGCTAGTATAAGTGTTAAACTCTTCAAACTCTTTGTCAGTAAGACCACCTAAAGGTATTGGTTCTTCTTCTATAGGTATAATAGTAGGTGTATCTAAATATCCAAAAGAAGAACTTTCATATTGTGGTTGAGTATTAGTAGTTACATTACTTATTACTGGTGATGATTCTTCTTTTTTTTCTACAGGAATACCACTACCACCTTGACCTGTACCAGTTCCTTCTGGATTTTTGTAATACTTATCCCCTACTGTACCGGGTGATTTAGTTCGATAAGTATCTTCTTGCTCTCTAAACTCTTCTTTTTGTTTAGCAGTTACTTTAGGTTTATCATCTTTAGTCGTACCATCTGGTCTTACTTTGGGTCCAGCAGTCCCAATAGATGTAGTCAGACTTTTTTTTTCTTTCTCTCTAAAGTTTTCTTTTTTATAATCTTTGACAGTTTTTTTATACTGCCTCATCTTTGCTTCTTTTTTTTCACCTGGATCAGGCATTATTTCTTACCTCCAAAAAATTTAGTTGCTGATCTTATACCAAATGATGCAGCAATCACCACACCAAAACTATATGTATACCAAGCTGGAGCTTGTTCCAATGCTTGGAATCCAGCAAATGCCATCTGTCTTGTGTCATCATTAATAAAACAAAGAAGGAATGGTATGGATAATAATATAGTAATCCACTCATCTTTCCAGCTAGATTGTGTAGCTTTGATAGCTTCTAAATCCCAGTCAATCTCACCAGTCAGTTGTTTCTTTTGTATTTCTGCTTTTACTTTTTGAGTTTGCACTTTGCCATCTACATAACTAGATGCCAATGAGCCTAAAGATTTAACGATTGTTAGTATCATTCTTTCTTTCTCCGTTCATCCAGATTCCAAAGCAACCAGTTAAAGCACCCATACAAACAGATACTAAACCACTTTGTTGTATTGTTGGATTGTCTAATGCCATATACCAATGCACACTTTGATAAGTAAGTATGGTAACAACAAGCATCATCAATCTAGGAAACACTTTATAATCATCTATAATCGTGGCTGGCATATATCCTCACTTAATAAATATCCATTTGGGTTCAAACCATGTACACCAAACATAAGACAAAAGAACAATAAAAACAAATATAATATCTTTCTCAGACATCTTGTTGTTTCTTTAACCACATTGCAAAGAAGATTAAACCTATGATTGAGCATATAAGAACAATAACAAACACACCTTCAATAATCTTTTGTTTGAGTTCTTGTCTTTTATAGATTAACTCTTGTCTTTGCTTGCGTATCTTGCCTTCCATTTTTAACAAATCATCCCAAGCTTTAACACCAAACTTAAACTTAACATACTGTTGTAATTCATATCGTTGCTTTTCCAAAGTCTTTTGAGCAACCAAACTCTTCATGGCAGCTTCTTCAACTGAGTCACCACTTAACATCTTTTTATAAAAGGGAGGATTCTTTGTAGATTTAACAGCTTGTTCTATATCAGAGCTAGCTTTCATCCATCTTGATAGATCACCAGACATACCTTCCAGATCACGACCAATAGCAAATGCTTTCTTGATGTTGTTAAATGCAGCAGTCGATAGGCTAACTGCAGTAGCTATCGACGCTGGATCAAACATTACTTTTTCTTAGATGCCATTATCTTTCTTTTAAGACTAGCTGGCAAAGTCTTTTGTTTTTTAGTAAGACCATTTTTTGCAGGTGGTCTACCTCTTTTTGAACCATAGGTTCCTTTTCCCATTGGCATAATAGTTCTCCTTTCTAACTAGCCCAAGGCATATCAGTATCTTTGATAGCCTTGTCATCAATCTGTTTTTGGATTTGTGCATTTACATGAACTTCATAATCACCAGTAACTTGTGCTTGAATCCATCCAAGAACATCTGATTCTTTTAAATTTGCTAAAGCTTTAAAATCTGATGCAGAAGTATTCACAGAAGTAAGAGGAGTAGCACCATTAAAAACACCTTCATTCCCATCACTATCTTTGCCTATCTTCTTCCATCGAGTTTGTATAACTGCATCTTTATTTGTTGCTTTATCAGAATTTATTTCATCTTTGGTTTGTATAGATGTAACTTCCCATGTGTAAGTTATACTCATTTTGTCATCTCCTTATCTAATTTTTCTGTAAAAACTTGTTTGCTTGCTAGTATTTGATCTAAAACAAACTTTGCATTGTTTTCTTTCTTTTCAATATCTACAAGTTGTGCAAACAAATACTTTTGTTGGTCAGTAAGAGATGATTGTTCATACTCTTTATCTTTCCATCTTAGCTTTAGGGGTTGTGTATTCTCTGTCATATTTTCTCCTATGAGGGTTTAGTTGGAAAATCTTCCTGTTTTAGATTTGGAAAATTCTTATGTTTAGTTAAATCACGCAAAGACTGTCTATAAACAGTATATTTATTTTTAATTGTATCTGGAACATCTGGTAATTGTGTCCAATCAGTATTTACTAGCAATGCGTTTCTTACTTCTCTTACTTGCTCTTCAGTTGCTGTATCTCCAAAATATCTTTCAGTAAAATCAACTTGTTTACTAAGATTGGAGGAGTGTGATGCGTGTGTTTCGTCTATTTCAGTTTCAACACCATCAATTATAACACTTTCTTTTGCCATAGTTATTCCTTATGCTACTAATTCTTGCACTATTATACGATCATAACGAAATGTTTGAGTGCCTGATCCTGCACTTGACCATAGTTCAATAGAGTGAAGATTGTTGGGTTCTTGTGCAAGTTCAAAAGAAGAAGTAAATTGATTGATACCATTAATTCCACCATCACGACTTGCATAAAAAGTCCAAGCAGCTCTTCCATAATAACTTTGAGCAGAACTAGCCATATCATGCGTA